TGTCTCCATGTTCTCTTTCTGTTCTGCATGATTTATTCTCCTCTTTAAAGTTAGCCACTTTTTATTTTAGACTTTTTTATGTTAACCACTCTAAAACAAATCGTATTCCTATATAATGCACTATTATACTTATTATGCAACTATTATTTCAAAAAAAGGGAAATAAACCTGACGACTGTTAGCCACTTTGTTAGCCACTCTGTAATCGTTATCAGGCTTAAAACGCAAAAAAACCCCAAAAACCGAAATTTTTGAGGTTGTGTAACTTATTGATTTTATTGAATAATTGGTTGCGGGGGTAGGATTTGAACCTACGACCTTCAGGTTATGAGCCTGACATTTTTGCCCTAAAAATGAGGGTAAATATAGGTTTGTGTTTGCGGTTAGCCACATAGTTAGCCACTTATTTTTTTGTTAAAAACAGTTAGCCACTTTTACTATTTTTTTAAATTTCCTGCAACTTTTTCTGCTGATCTGCCGATAGTATAACCGCCAACACCCACTGTCAGGAGTGTCCATAATTCGGCAGGAAGGGGTATAGATAATTCAGTTCCAGTGAATACACCCACTAATGGAAACACTAGAAAATTAACTGAAACTATAGCTGTAATATTCATCATTAATATGGGTCGCCAACTAGAAGCTATCCAACTTTCTGACTTTGCCTCAGCTAAAATAATCTGACTTGCAGAAGCCTCAATCTGCTTTGAGTTCTCCAGTAAAGCCAATCTAACCTTATTCTCAGCCTCAGTCTTTTTATCGGGATCGGGAATAGCCTCTTTGACAATATCACCTATCAGTGGGGCTATAGCTGTTATTAATGGTATCATATAAATTTCCCTTCTTTAATCTTTTCGCATTTCCATCTTACCGCTCTCCATCCCTTTAAATATTTAGGAACTTCTGAGCCAATCTCTAAGGCTCTAGCCTTACATTCATCAAATGTCTCATAGACGACTGGATATTGGGTATTTTCTAAAAACATACATTTAGTAGGGTCAATAATTAAACAAACTGTTATGAGAACCTTAAACATCTTGCCACTGACCAGTTCGCATTTGATCAGCCAATTCATATGCTCTGCTACCAACCTGAGAAGCCCACTTAGAAGGGCTAACACCATCAGAGCCAGTTACCATTTCCTTAGAGGCTGTCTCATAGTCATCATTAGACAATGCACCTATAAACTTCTTAAACTTCATAAGTTTTGGCTTGCCTAAATTAAAAGCCATATTTAGCACTACAGCCCTTCTTGTCTCATCTAACTGATTATACCATCCCTCATCTTTTAACTCACTCTCGCAGGCTAAAAGGTCGTTTAACAGCATAAATTCTGCCTCAGCTTCTGATATGCCATTAAGTCCAATAGCCCTGCCGTAACCAATTGTTTGAACATTTTCACTGCACAAATAAAGGTCTAGTCTTAACCCCTCATGTCTGCGAATTTGGTTTAGTAAATTTAGATGTATTCCTTGCTCCTTCATCGCCCCTGCTTCCTTCTAAGTTGATTGCAGTATTTGGTGTAAAAATATGTGCTGATTTTGTTAAAAAATTTAAACAACCTAAAGTTTACTTCTATCATTTCGATTTATTTCCCTAAAAATATCGACTGCCTTTTCCCAACTTTCATATTCAAGCTCGGTGTTTTCATAAAAAGATTTTGGTCTGCGGATTGATTTTCGCTGTACGTTGCAGACATGAATAAACCAACATCTGCGGTGATAAGTGGATACCATACAAGCTATGTCGTAATCGTGCATAGATGGTAACCGCTTGCTAGTGCCTAAACCCATCATAAATTGTAAGCCATTATTTCTCAGGCTTCTCTTGATGTTTGAACCCTTTACCTGAACACGAATATATTCATTGTCCTTAAAGGCAATGAGATCCACTCCATCTTGCTGACACATAGATGTTTGCCAACCCAAATCCTCTATAACACCGCAGGCAAAGAACTCAGCTATCCTTCCCGCCTTAGAGCTAGAATGGAGTGCCATATTTGAGATAATTCGCAAATAAAATTATACTTCCTATGCCTGCTATTACTAAAACAGTGCAGACAATAATCATGGTATTGCGGTCTTGTATTTTTTGTTTTTCTTGCAATTGCTTTCTGTGTTCCGCCCTTGCCTGAGCAATGGTTGCTTGAAGCCTTTCCCATTGTCCTGCTGACCCATATAAAAGGAATAGTGACCTGAGTTCGTCTTTAAGCCTATTCTGCTCTTCTTCCTTAAAATGCTGTTCTATAGCCTGATCCATTACAGATCCAAATATACCCTTTTTCTTTTGCTCTTTAGCAAAGCCTAACTCAGCTTCTGCTTTGGCATATGAGGCAATCGCACTAGTGGCGGAAGATAAATCCTTGCCCATTGATACGCATTTTTTTAAGGCACTATGAGCCGAAGACAGCATCGCAAATGCTGAAATAGGGTCTATCATTATTTATCCTTTATTTAGAGAGAACTTTGTCTAACTTATCCTCAAGTCTGTGCAGTGCCTCCATAACACGACTTGATGTATCCCTAAGATCTTCCTTAGTGGCATATTCTTCACGAGTTTTGTTGAGCAGGATCTGTATTCGTTTTACCTCTTTTACAAGATAAGTAAAAACATAAGCCATAGGCATTATGACCAGTGTTATTATTGCTGACCACAGTGTTGTTAAGTCCAGTTCCACTATTTTGCCTTAGCCTCTTCTGATACATCTTCTTCGCTTTTAATAGATGCAATAAGTCTGTTTGTGAAATATTCCTGAGAGGCAGAAACCTGATCTAACTCAAACTTAATATTGGCAGATTTGGTCTGACAGCTTCTAATTTGATTGATAAAGTACTGCTGATCTTTATTTAAATCTTTTTCAAAATCAAATTCTTTACCATCAATAGTGATTACATTAGATTGTTCAGACATTACCAAGATACTCCACTTGCTGTTGTTGGGTTAGCTAAAGCATCTATTTTTGATGCTATACTTGCTTCAATTTCATCTTTATCTAAAGAAGCATGAACCCAACCTAATACCACTTCTTCAGTTAGGTCATCAAATGCTACAAAGTCTGAAGCTGAAGCATCTGGTGTATGTGATGTTGTTCCATAAGAACGAGCAGATATTTCATTCTCTGTACCTACACAATTCCAATGCACAATAGTTACACCACCATCAGCTAGATTACGTTCCATATTGGATACTTGCCATTCATAAGTTACTGCCATTTTATTCTCCTATACTACTAGCATCATCACGTTGTTTACGATTTTGATAATCATCTCTTGCTGTTACGAGTGCAACAAAGTCTGCTTGATTAGATGGTATGCTATCTGTAAAGCTATCATCATTCATTAGCTTTGTAGTCCACTCTTGTTGAAATCTTTTCCAAGAGTTGTTTATCTTGCCATCTACAGCATCTTGTATCCATTCATCTATTCCTGCATTGTCTGTGTCGTTATACAAATCATTAGATAAAATCTTCTGTTGTATATCTGTTAATATTACTGTCTTTGTGTGGTCTGCCATTTTATAACTCCTTTATGTTACGTTGTTTCACTTTGGCTTATGCTACTAAGTAGCCAGAAAAAACTGTATAATTAAAACTTCCAACTATTGTAGTTCCTATAGTTCCAGTATTTTGATATGCTTGAACGACTGCAGTATCATTCGCATCCATATCTGCTAACACACTAACTGTAAATGAGTGGTAATCTAAATCAGCACTATAAACATTTGTGTCTAAAAGTATTTTGTAATCTTTATTTGATGTTTTTATCTGTATTATATAAAAAGAAGAATCATTCTGTAAATCTGCTAACCTAACTATTGCATTTAATTGATATTTGCCAGTAACAGGTGCTGTAAAAGTATAATTACTGGTATTAAAATCTGAATTTTGGTCAAATATTTCTGTATTAAAAATAATGTTTTGAAAAAATGCTAGTGTAGAAATAGTTGAATCTGCTGTACCATAGGCTTGAAAAGCAGGTTGATTTGGCATAGTGACTGCACCACTATTGTCCATTTTTATTAATTCAGTGATATTAGTAGCATTACTACTACCACCACCATCAGCATATCTAATACTTAATTGTGTACCAAGAGCTGATATAAAATAATCTTTACTTTGTCCAGTATCAGAAAGAGCTATTGCAGGATTTATACTGTCCTCAATAAAAAGAGTTGCTTGACTGTTAGCATAACTTGTTGGACTGCTAGTATTTATACCTACGTTGCCATCACCATCTGCTGTTAGAACAATGCGACTATCAGTAACATCCATTAATTGGAACTTATCAGACTCACTATTGTCTATTCTAAAACTCCAACTTTGAGTTGGAGAAGCCTGTGTGCCTCCTACAGAAAAGTTTAATAATGGGTCACCTGTTCCACTATCATGTATTTGAATATCACCATTTTCTAAGGTGAGCATCCTATTTGGACTACTAGTACCAATCCCCACGTTTCCTGCATTAGTGATTGTCAATAACTCAGGACTACTTGAAACAGTGCTTTCTGTTGTAATCTGAAATTTGCCAGTAGATGTTCCGTCATCAACAGATTGAATATTAAATTTACTACGTCCATAAGAGCCACCACCACCCCACAAGGACAACTCTGCTGTAGGATTAGCTTGAACGTGTAATGTACCATTTACACTACTAGTGCCTATCCCCAAAGCCTCATTACTAGCATCCCAAAATAGTTTAGGTGTTGTGCCTGTGTCTTCGTAGAAGCTGATGTCTCCGTTGTTGTTTATTTTCATAGCTGTTGAAAAGCTAATTGTATTTCCTGCAGTTCCATTTCCTGCAATATCAAATAACATTGCATCTGTAAAATCAATTTTACCAGCATAACCGTTTACGTCATAAGTTTGATTTGCAGATGCACTTACACTATTACTGTTAAATGCAAGGAAACCTTGCCCATTAGAGTTATTAACATTAAAACCAATTTTTCTATTGGAACTATTATATCTAGCACTAACAAGTGAAGATGTGTTATCAGCTTTCTCAACAGTCAAACCACTGGCTGTCACTGTACCTGCAAAAGTTGTATTTTGACTAGCATCAATCGTAATCGCATCCGTTCCTGCTGTTACAAACTTTAATATGTCTGTGCCACCTCTATAGATACCAGTGTTGGTGTCGCCAGTGAACTTGATAGACGGGGCGGAATTTGTGCCATCAGATACACCTATTGTTACACCTGAACTACCACCAATAGTCGCACCATCAATAGTACCGCCATCAATGTCAGGCGATGTCATTGCATCAGTGCCAACTTCCTGCTTTTTGAGCAAACTTGCCATCTCTCTAATAGCATTATTGATGCCTGAAGGTGGACATCCCTCTGCCACATTTACAGAATTTATGTCTGTGTTATTTGAAGCTACTGCGTCAAATTCTGAGACTTTCGTTTTCGCCATTTATCTATCTCCTATTAACAATCCTGATTGAGTTCCTGCCAGTCCAGTTACCCCTGATAATCTTTGCATTGATTTAAGCATCCTCTCTTTTTCACTTGCACTTAAATCTTTTAATCTATTTAAAAATGCTCTCTGAACCGCAGGGTCTGTAGAAAATAATTCAGGTGCTAATTTATTACCTATCTTTGAAGGCATAGCACTATTGTCTAATAGCCTTTGCCCTATACTAAGTGCAGTAGGTATAGCACCTCTCATATTAGTTATTGACTGCACTGCATCTTGTCCTAAATCACCTAAGTCTTCCATTAGAGGTGCGGTACGACTACCCTGATTGACACCAGTTCTCGCTCTTGTTGTTGATTGATTTATTCTTTCCATCATTCTTTTTTCAAATAACTCGAAAGATTTAGTGTCAGGGAAAGTTGCTTTTATTTGGTTTCTTTGTCTTTTATTTCCAAAAATCTTTTTAGCGACATCCGCCATGTCTCTAGTTGTCTCAACCCTTTTCTTTACAGCCTCCACAACACCAATTCTAAAAGCCTCTTTTTCACTGTTGCTCATTTTACCGATAATTCGGTCTAACTCTTCAGGCTTATAGTTAAAAAACTTCTCACCTTCTTCTACAGCCTCTGCCATCTTTGCATCGCCTGCAAACTTGTTTCTAGCAACCTTATAAGAACTTTCTCCATTAATCTTTGGGGAAGCATCATCTATTATTTTGATAAATTCTGCTCTTTTTTTGTTAAGACCTCTTTGCAACCCTCTTCCTATAGATGTTCTAGAAGTGCCTCTTTTTGCTAATCCTAAAACTTCATCAACACCCATCTTAATGTAGTGCAATTCTTTTAAGCTAAAGTCAGCTTGTTTGCTAAAGTCATTTATTTTGTCAGGGAAGCTAAATCCATCTAGTTTTGCTAAGTTTCTAGCCTGATCAAATGCCTCATCAAATGCAGGCAAGTTAGAAAAGCCTTTTAGCTTGTCTGAACTAACTGTCACTGGTTTGCCATTAAGATTAAATGCTCTGTCATAGTCTTTATTTGCGTTTAGCTTTTGTCTATCAGCAATCTCTTCTAATGCCTCTGTAGCACTCTTATTTCCGCCTAAAACATTACTAATGTCATCAGCAATTTGATCACCTAAACCTAACTGTCTTTCGTCTAAGGCTTTTGTTGCAATATCAGCACCTTCACCGCTAACATTAGCTGAGGCACGACCTAATCTTCTTGTGCCTTCACCGCCAACATCGACAATCATTGTGTCGGGAACATTGGCTTGGTCTAGAGATTTTTGTACATCTTGAGGTGTTAATTTTGCTCTGTCAAAGGCTTGCAATGCCTTTTGATCTGCTCCTCTTTGTATAGCATCATCAGACTTTAGCCCGACTGCGTATGCTAATCTATTTCCTATTTTACCGCCTGCATTCACAACCGAAGGAAGTGCTGAACCTATAGCACCACCAAAAACAGCACCAGTTCCCGCTCCCGCTAATATGTCTCCTGCATCACCCTCTGCCGATCCTGCTCCTGCGATAGCACCTTCTCCTACACCCACTAAACCACCAAATTTAGTAGCACCTAATCTATTTATTAAGTTTCTACCTATAGCTGATCCTGCAACTCTCGCTGTACCTAATCCGCCAGTTAATGCTCCTCCTAATATTTCAGTACCTAAAGCCTTATATGGATTTTGCCTTCTAAAGTCTTTTATATCGCTTCTAATATCACCGACAGTTTTGTCATAGTCACCTAAATAGCCAAATCCAGTTCTTAGTCCTGCCTCTATTTCATCACCAAAACCTAAAGACAAACCTTGCCCAAAAGATCTTGCATAGTCACCAACTGAAGCATCGTTAACTTCTTCAGTTTCCAACTGCTTTTTTAGCTTTATTTTTTTGAGTATTTTTTGCTGTTCGCTTTTAGGTAAGTCCAAAAAGTTTTCTTGAACCTTAACCTTGCCAACACCTTTTACTTTAATTGTGATCATTAATTATCCAATTCAAATTCAATTTCTTCTTCGTTAAAAATTTCAAAATCAAAAGGTTTTGCACCTTGACTAATTCGTCTATTTTTTAAAAGAGCTTTTCTTATATTGATTGTTCTTTGATTAATTTCTTGCATCTTTAAAAGTCTGTTTTTAATTAATCTAGAGTTGTTTTGGTCGTAAGCACTTAGCAACTCTTTTCCAACCCTTTCGGCATCACCTTCAGTTTGTACACCTTTGGCAAGTTTCAAACTGTCATTTGCAAGTTTTTGGATAAAAATTTTAAATTCTGAACTTAATTCTTCTTCTCTTCCTTGATTTCCCCACCAACCTTTCCAAGCATCATCAATATTATCAAATAGACCAAACTCTAGTTCGCCATCTTGAATAAAGTTAAAAAATTTATTTGCGTCAGTGTTGATATTTTGCATCGACATTACTGCCTCAATATCATCTTCCTCAGCTTTTTGTAGAGCGGATGGTAATGGCTTTGTGTCGGGCTTTTGCTTTGGAACTTCATAGCCTTCTACATTAGTTACTTTTGGTTTTAATGGATCAGAGTAGTCGATAACTTGACCAGTCTCTTTGTTGAAAGTTATTTTTTTATCTGTTTTAGATGGTGTTTCATACAAAATTTTAGGATTATTTGGATCTGTATAATCAACCAACGCACCGCCAACAACTTGAATGTTTTTCTGATCTCTAATTCTATTGTTTTTCAAGGCTGTTTGGAAAGCACCCAATCCCGCATTTATACCGCTACCAACAATCTGTCCAAATGTGCGTGGAGTTGTTGAATAGCCACTTTGCTCTAACATTTTAGCAGAAGCACCCAACAAACCATATGTTCTCGGATCACTAAAACTTTCTCCTAATAAACCTGACATACCTGACCTGACCTCAGGTTGATTTACTGGTAATGTGTTAACAGTTGGGATTGTAAGTCTAGAGCCTGCAATAACACCCGCATTAGTCATAGGTCTTACTGGAATATTATTTCCTGACCTCATTGTGACATCTGTGTTATAACTTGGATTATTGCCAATCTGAGGCAATCCAGTTACCTTTACTGGACTTTGCATATAGGATGCGTTTCCGCCAACCATACCTCTTCTTAATCCAGTTAAAGGATCAATATTTCCTAATAAAGCATTTATTGGTCTACTCATTATATCAACCCTAACAATCCGCCACCGATTGCCCCCATTCCTGCATAAGATGGATTAATTAATGATGCTAATTGTGCCCCGCCTAAAGCACCTCCTAAAGCACTAGCACCCTGATTTCTAAATACTGGCTGTATTGTGTTTGATCCGACAGTACCGCCACTAATCAAAGCCATGTAATTTCTTAGCTTCTGATCATCTATGTTTTGCTCGTAGTTAAATCTATTGATATTATCCTGCAACTGAGCCATAGCATCGCTCTCTCTTGCAGAACCAACCTGAGCAAGTCTTTGTGCATCTCTGTAATCAAGTTCAGCAAATTGTGGTGATAGCTTTGCACCTTCTAGCTGTCTTGCCATTCTTGCAGTATCCATAGCACTTAGTGCAGATCCGCCTGCCAATTGTCTTTGTATGTCAGCCTGAGACAAGTTACCTAAGGCACTCAAAGCACCTGACTGATTAGCAAATTGTTGTTGTGCTAAATTACCTAACTGCTGTTGTGCATTTAACTGATTTTGTCTTTCTCGCTGATAATCACCATAAGATATATTTGATGCCACATCACCTAAGGACTTCGCTAAAACATCCTGATTTGCACCTGATCCATATCTGCCTGACATAGCAAATTGTGATTGTATTTTGTCCTTCACTGGATCTATGGCTCTATCAATAGCACCCTGCAAATAAGGATTGCTACCTAACATATCACCCCTTGCGGTGGCTCTTGTATAGTCTAGAACTTCATCAAAATTAGCACCACCTAACATATTTCTAGCCATTGGCATTGCTTCGTTTTGGTATCCGCCAGTTGAGGCTCTTTGGAATATGTTTGAACCTAAACCTAAACCGCCACCAGTTTGAGCAATATTACCAATATAATTTTGTGCGTTATTAACTAGAGAGCTACCCGCTAAGGCTCTGTCTCTTGTCATATTAAGAGCCATTTCACTTTCAGGACTAAATCCTACAGTTGTTGAAAATGGATAATATGAAGGCATTTCAGAAGTGTATCTGTCTTTAGCCTGAGCTAATCCATACTCTAAAAAGGGTTTTGCGTACTCAGGTGGTTCAACTGTTGTATTGACTGTACCTGAAGATCCGCCTCCGCCACCACCTTTTGACATATTAATATTCCTTTACTAAAACGATTGCAGTTGGTTCGTAGTCTTTCATCACTTTTTCCCAACCCTTTCTGCCTATAATTTCAACCGCTTCACATCGGTATAATATAGACCATTTTCTTATTTTTGGCTCTACCTCTAACAGTGTTTTAAGGTTACCGCCTGCAAGCCAAAACCGCAGTGTCCTGCGTTGAGGGTAACTGACAATCTCAGTCACCACAGCACTGTCCTTTAATGCCCATAACTGAGCATCACCTCTTTTGACGATATCTATAACTTGTTCGAAAGTATGACTATTGTGAGCATACCTAAGAGCATCAGTAATCCACTTTCTGCACCGATTAACATTAGCCGAAAACGATGTATCCGAAGGATCTAGTGGTTGTAGCATTTGCATGATTTAATGTTGCCTGCCCCTTTTGCCTGCCCGTTACATAAATATTTTCTGTAGAGGCATCGCTTGTTGTTGGCATAAATAAGATGACACTGTCGTCACCTATTCTTGCATCGTATAAAGTTGTTGTGGCTGAACTATTTGTAAGAGTTACATTGCCAGTAGAATTGATCTTCCCATTTAAAATATTGTTAACAACATTCGATATTTCTCGTGGTGTTCCGCCATTTACGGGTAAGTTTAAATAGCTCATCGTCTACCTAAAACTTGAATATCTAATTCATAACCTGATATTTTCTCAAATGCTCCATTAAAAGCATTATCTATATCAAATTGTATCGTGTGAAATCTTCCATTAGATCTTGTTGGGATAAACCCTTCATTGTTCAATGAACCCGCTGTGCCATCTGTGAAAGGGTCTTCAATAGCTATTAAGTTTACTCCTGAACTATCTATGCCATTTGCCATAGTGTTTCTTGTCTTTAATGTGACAGTAATAGTGCCACCATCAAAATAAGGATAAATACGATTTATGTTAGTAAGTCTGCCAGTCGCAAATTCCTTTTCACCCAACACCAATTGTGCAGGAAGAGATACTCCTTCAGTGAAGAAAGCTATTGCATTATCTTTAGCACCACCAAAAACAAACTGACCACCTCTAAAGGCTCTACTATCTAAAGAAAATGTAAGGTCGTCTATTGATGAGTTTACATTATCTAAGGCTTCTAATGTGTATGCAGGAGTTTGAAAACTACCCAACATATCATGTGTTACTTCTGCAAAAGACCATCTTTTGACAGCATAATTGTAGAATAATATTCTATCAGGGTTGCCATCACCAGTTGGATAACCCCACGCAACTATGCTTCTTGTAGGGTCTATACTTGCTGTTATTCTATCCGCATTTGATATTTTTAAATTATCGTAGAAAAACCTATTTACCTTCTCAGCACCGATTGGAATACTTTGCTGTCCATTCCAAAAATAGAAGCCATCCTCAGATAAATAAAATATTTCTGACGGGCTTAGGCTTGCATAAGCACCCTCAAAGGCTAATCCTCTTTCAGTCTCTACAGTATCAAACTGAAATATTAATGGGCTACCGACATAAGTCATTCTGACAATGGCATTATCCATAAATATTATGCCATATTCACCGCCTACCAAACCTTTAACATGACCCTGATCAGGTATATCCTGAAAGTCTGACTGGTCAGTTCCTGCTGTCCAACTTGTTTCATTATTAATAGCTGACCATGTAACTCTACTTTCACCGCCTGAATAACCAGTAACAACAAAGTCTCGAACAACCGCCACATATCTTGCTTGTGGGGCTGTAGCAGACAAATCAGCAAAAGCAGTACCGCCTGACTCGATAAACTGAAGCCTTTGTGATGTATCTCCTGCAACAATAATTTTATTGCCAAAAACACAAAAGTTCCAATATTGATCAGTTCCTAATGAATAACCACCTGACTTTGATACGTCATCTAACTGACTGTTATTTGCATTAAAGCGATAAAGTTTGCCTGCATCTCCTGCATATAACTCCACTGATCCAGTGCTATCTTTTTTAGAAAACAGCCCTTGAATACGACTATCGCCTGCTAAAGAAAAACTTCCTAAATTTTTAACAGCAGAGTATCCGACAGCAGAAGGAATTACATTCTTTGCCACCTGAAGTGGACTTGCTATAGCCTGCTGATCGGGTAACCATTCACCAAAATCTATCATTGCCTAAACCAAACCTCACTTCCAACATTTTGAGTTGTCCATACTTCTGAGCCAATATTCTGTATTGCCCAAGTCTCAGATCCTTCTTCAGCCTCAATCCAGTCCTCACCAATAATTTTTGCGGTAACATCAGAACTTGCCAAAGCAGTGCCAGTAGCTGTTATAGACACCTCAAAATTAGCTGTAGCTAACTCAGTGGCTACTGTTGTCGCACCCGCATCCATATCAGCAATTAAGATAGGTGTTGCTGTCGCTGTGCCACTTACAGACACACTTGCTGTTACTGTTGGCAGTATCCTTAAACAAGAGGCTGATACTGTTGCACTAACACTACCATTAGCAACAACTGTAACTTCATAATTAGCAGTAGCCGATACAGTTCCAACTGAAGCAGAATTTGCTGTAATTAGAATTACTGTATTTGCTGTAGCTGTTACTGTTGAGGCAGTCGATGCACTCGCACTAGCAAATTGTATTCTTATAGCACTTCCACTAACACTTGCTGTCACTGAGGCTGTCGCACTTGCCTCATGTAATGTTAGATTATCTAACTGTTCAAGTGTGCCATAACTATCAAGAGCATCAATGCTTCCCCAACTATCTAGCTGTTCTAAGGTAGCCATAATAAACCCTTAATCAGCAGAAATTGTTAAAGAACCACTTGCTACTTTTAGTATGTCTCCACTTGCTATTGTTTTTGATGCTGTAAATGCACCATGAAATAATAAATTACCTGAACTACTAGCATCAAATATCCCCCAATTACTTACGTCACCCCATGAGCCAGTTGCAGGGTCAAACTCAACACTTGCATTACTTGCTATTGATCCTGAAGATGCAGAAGCAAAAGTAATAGCTTTTCTTGAGTAGTTATTACCAGTTAATTCTGTTCCTGAATTGTCATCAGCTAAACTACCAGTAGATAGTCCTAAATAGACTGCTGAGGGAGCAGACGTTGATGCTGTTCCAGTAAAGTGATCTAGAAATTTAAGTTCTAGATAATCTGACATTGCTGACATTTATTTCTCCTATGATGCAGACGATGATTGTTTTGCGTAGATTGATGATATGTGCAAAGCACCAGTTCCATAGTGAGATCTTTGTTCGTCTTTTCTGATCTCTTCTATAGATCTTGTGAACTTAGCATCATAAGTTGATGCCCTCTGTTCATCCATTAAGTAGGTATAAGCCTCAACCAATGCCCCTGATAAATAAGCATCAGGGTGACGGGTTAACATTACGTTAGTCGCATTGCTGTCTGATAGGGCAGTGAGACTGCCGATATAAATAATTTCGGCTGTATAATTATCATCAGGTATAGGTCTAATCTTTAACTCACCACCAACAATAGAGTAGGCTGAAGGTCTGCCACTTCCGCCAGTATAGGCAGTGTCTAAGGCTGTCGGGCTTTTATATTCCAGTACGACATTTGGGCTTGTGTTTAGCTTAATCTCTCTGACCTCTCTCATGTCAGTCGGAAGGGCTATAAACTCATCACCGCTTGTCAATGTTGCAGTCGCTCTTTTTTCCTGATCTCTAGTTTCTAATTCTCTAGATAATCTTGCCTCAGCTAACTGGATAAAGTTAGGGATCTGATCGGTTAAATCAGATCTAGCTAAAAAGTTTGCTACCGCAGTTTTTAATTCTGAATATGTTGATATGCTCACATCGAGCCTCCGCCAGTTCTAAAAAATCTGTTATCACTATCGTTAAGCCACCGCTTCCACTTCTTAGAGGCTTCAGGGTTAT